GGAGGATTGATTTTATGGCTAAACAAACTTACACAGCTGATGAAGGGAAAATCTTTAAATCAAAAGTTGATGGTGCACTTTTATCAAATGTTTTATATCTAGGCTCGGAAGATTCTATTGATAACTATGAGCAAGTTGATGAAAGAGAGTTATTAGGCGATGAAGAAGGAAGTTAATCTAGTCTCTAAAGAGTATAAAAGGATGAGCTCATTATTTAAGGGTGTTGATGAGTCTAAAGCAAAACTAGTAGATGAGCTATTAAAGAAAGCAGCATTCTTAAAAATTGAACTAGATAAACTTGAATCAAGTATTGAATCAACTTATGTAGTTCAAACATCAAGCAAAGGTAATCAACGAGTAAATTTATCGTATAAAACATATCTTCAAAGCCTATCAACATATCAGTCGATTATTAAAACTTTAAATTCAATACTTGGTCGAGATATTGATGATGGAGATGACTACTTTGACGATTTTCTAAAAGAGGCAAATAGTCAATGAACTATCTGCTTGAGTATGTTAGGCAAATTAATGAAGGAAGTATAATTGTTGGAAGTGAACTCAAAACAGTCCTAAATGGCTTAGTGCAGGATTTAGATAATCCACTTTATGTTTTTGATGAACGACCTGGTAATATTCGAATTGATTTTATTGAACGGTTTTGCAAACACACAAAGTCACCATTTAATGGTGAACCTTTTATTTTAGAGATGTGGGAAAAAGCACTACTTCAAGTATCTTATGGCTTTAAGTTTGCAGATACTGGACTTAGAAGATTTAATGAAGTAGTCCTACTTGTTGCTCGTAAAAATGGTAAAACCACTTATATTGCTGGGATTGACTTAGCTGAGTTTTTCTTATCACAAGGTGGTGTCGATATTGTATGTGCTAGTAATACAAATGATCAAGCATCGATCCTTTTTGAAGAAATCAATAACATGAGAGAACAAAGTAAAGTTCTATCGAAGGAAAAAAGAAGTAGGAAAAACATCTTTTATATCTACTCACCTAAAACCAAAAATAAGATAAAGAAGTTATCTGCTCAGTCACGCAACCTTGATGGTTATAACATTGAAGTAGGCTGTATTGATGAGGTTCATCAAATGACGGATTCAAAAGTATATGATGCCATCAAACAAAGTCAATCAACCAAGAAAGAGCCACTTATTTTTATTATTACAACCGAAGGGAACGTCGTGGGAGGTTTTCTTGATAAGAAGCTAGAGTATTGTAGAAAGATGATAAAGGGTGAAATCATCGATGAACGTCTTCTACCGTGGCTATACACTCAAGACTCAGTAGAAGAAATATATGAAGATAAGTCTTCATGGCAAAAGTCAAATCCCTCACTTGGGAAAATAAAGACATATTCATATATTGAAGATATTATGAATAAAGCAAAGAACGATTTATCCACTCGTCTTACAATGCTTTGTAAGGATTTTAATATTAAACAACTTGAGTCAGGTTCGTGGTTAACATTTGCTGACCTAAATAATGAGTCTAAGTTTGATATTGACTTTATTAAGGATAGTTATGCAATTGGTGGAGTTGACCTATCATCTACAACTGATCTAACAGCAAGTATACTTCTAGTAATCAAAGATGGAAAAAAATATATAATACCTCATTTCTTCATGCCAAGTGAAGTGCTAGAAAAAAGAATGCAAGAAGATAATGTTCCGTATGATATTTGGGTAAAACGTGGACTCATTACTTTAACTGAAGGTAGTCAAAATGATTTTACTAAGGTGACTAAGTGGTTTTTAGATATGGTTTATGATTATGATATTAGACCTCTATGGGTTGGTTATGATCCGTGGAATTCTAGGTATTGGGTTGATGAGATGGAAGATGCAGGTTTCACTATGGAAAAAATAAGACAAGGAGTCTATACTTTGTCAGAGCCAATGAAACAACTTGAAGCTGATTTGAAAAACAAACTCGTGATTTATGACAACAATCCAATTCTAAAATGGTGTCTAGCAAATACACAAGCTAAGGTAGATGTTAATGGAAACATTCAACCTAGCAAATTAAATAGCAAGTATAAGCGAATTGATGGAACTGTTGCTCTAATCATTGCATATTCGGTACTTAACTTATACAAAAAAGACTATGAGAACATGATTAGTTAGGAGGTGCTTTGATGGGTATATTTAAACGGAAGAAAAAAGTTGGTAGTGTTGATTCATATCAAGTTATAAGCGACATCAAAATACCATTTATACCATTTGGTAATTCAATAACTAATAGTGATGTTGTTAGAATTTGTATTGATAGGGTGGCCAGTCAATGTGCAAAACTAAAAGGTAGACACATAAAAATTGGAGATGGTGGTGTTCAAACTGAAAAGACTAGTTCAATTGCTTTTCTTTTGAAGTATCGCCCAAATCCATTAATGACTCCTTATCAATTTTTGTACAAAACTATCTCGTTACTTTTACTAAATGATAATGCTTTTGTTTATCCAATGTATGATAAAGCAACTTATAAACTAACAGCCATCTACCCATTAAATCCTATTATTGTTGAACCTATAGAAGATAACGATGGTTCATATTTTCTAAAGTTCTACTTTGAAGATGGAACAAACTATATTCTGCCATATGATAATGTCATTCACTTAAAAAGATTTTATTCTACTAATGATTTCTTTGGCGGAACTTCAAGTAATGAAGCACATGAAGCATTACTAAAAACACTAAAGATTAATGATTCACTGCTTCAAGGTATAGAAAATGGAATGTTATCAAGTTTTCAAATCAAGGGTTTATTAAAGATTAATGGAATGCTAAAGGAAGCTGATAAACAAAAGCAACTTGATGAATTTAATCGTGCTCTTGAGAGATCATCTAAAGACAATAGTGCAATCATTCCGATGGATTCTAAGAGTGATTATACACAATTAAATGTTGATCCTAAATTTATAGATGAACAAACTCTAGCGTTTATACAAAGCAAAATTTTAGATTACTTTGGTGTTAGTAAATCAATCTTTTCCAATCAATATGATGAAACTCAGTTCAATGCCTTTTATGAATCAACGATTGAGCCCATTGCAATTCAATTAAGTGAAGCCTTTTCTAATGGGCTACTTACAATCAATGAACTTGAGCGAGGAGAAGAGATTCTTTTCTTTAGTGAAAGACTTCAGTATGCATCCTGGACTACAAAGGTAGGTGCTATTGAAAAACTAATGGGACTAGGAATAATGTCGCTGAATGAATCAAGAGCAATTCTAGGATTAGAACCAATCGAAAATGGAAACAAGCGACTTCAATCGCTAAATTATGTTGATGCAGCAAAAGCCAACCAATATCAAATAGGAGGAAATGAAGATGAAGAAAACAATGGGTAAAGAATCTCGCCTTGCCGAGCTTCGTTTTGAAGAAGCAGAAGGGAAGATGATTCTAGAAGGATATGCTATCGTCTTTGAAAATGAAACTTTAATAGGTGATGAAGATAATGGGTTTATTGAGATAGTTGACAGAAATGCGCTGAATGAAACTTTGATGAGAGATGTTCCAATGAAATATAATCATATGGACTCTTTTTTAATTATCGCTAGGACAAAGAACAAATCACTAACATTAAGTGTGGATAATATAGGCTTGAAAGTACATGCAGAACTAATCGATACACAGTCCAATGAGGACATTTACAAAATGGTTCGAGCAGAACTTTTAGATAAGATGTCATTTGCATTTACAGTTGCTAATCAAAGTTGGGATAGAAGTGGAAAGACACCAGTACGTAGAATCCTTGGAATTGAGAGATTGTACGATGTGTCAATCGTTGATTATCCTGCTTATGATGCAACCAGTATTCACGCTCGCTCTTTAGAAATTGTGGATGCAGAACTAAAGGCTATGGATTTAGAAGAGCAAAATCGTAAAGCAAATATCATCAAACAAAGAATAAAAATCAAATCTACCATTTAGGAGGTAAAAAAATGAATTTGATTAAAAGAAAATCAGAAATTGAAACTAGATTAATTGAAATTCGCACTGCAAGTGCTGAAGAAACTGATGTAGAAAAATTATCAGCATTTGAAGCTGAAGTTGATAAACTTCAAGAAGAAAGAGCAATGATAGAAAAGAAAATGAGCATTGCAAGTAAAAGTGATGTTAAAGTTGTTAACGTTGAGACTAATTCTCAAAATAAAGAAATGTTAGAAAAACGTGGCCAAGATTTGAAAGAAAAAAGAACCATTACGGTTTCAGCTGGTGATATTTTACTGCCCAATCATATTGCATCAAATATTGCTCCAGTTCCTTTTAGAGAAGTTTCAACAATTGTTGATAAGGTTAGTGTTGTTAATTTAAATGGTGGTGAGACTTATAAGAAATCATATGTCAAATCACATGGCGAAGCGGGATTAACTGCTGAAGGTAGTCCTTATGAAAATACTGAACCGGATTATGATTATGTAACTATTACAAAAGTAAAGGTCACTGCTTACACTGAAATCACTGAAGAATTAGAAAAATTACCATCTCTACCTTACCAAGCTGAAGTTCTAAGGAACATTCAAATATCTTTGAAGAAGAAAATCGCACAACAAATTTTACGCGGTGCAGGAAGTTCAAATACTTTCACAGGTATTTTCTCACAAAATGCAACAGCAATTGAAGCATCAAAGGATATTAGTATTAGTACTATCACTGATACTACTTTAGATGATATCGTATTTGCATATGGTGGTGATGAAGAGGTTGAAGGTGGTGCTTGTCTAATCCTTAATAAAAATGACTTACGAGCATTTGCAAATTTAAGAACACCAGAAGGAAGAAAGGTCCATACAATTGATTATTTAGCAAGTACTATTGATGGAATACCTTATGTTATTTCATCTCATTGTAAATCAATCAGTGATGTAGCAACTACTGCAGGTGAATACTGTATTGCTTATGGAGCCTTAAAAAATTATGAAGTTCCAATCTTCTCACCAGTTGAGGTTGGAAAATCAACTGATTATAAATTCAAAGATGGAATTATTTGTTACAAGGCTTCCGTTTTTACAGGAGGAAACGTTGTAGGATTTAATGGCTTCTTACGTGTTAAGAAAGCCACAGCTTAGGTTAACAATCAAGAGGGCTAACTACCCTCTTTTGTTTGTTAGGTAGTGCATTAATTTAGCAGTGTGAGTGACTAAGTGGATGAAGCAAGTAAAAAGGTACAATGAACTGAAATGAGTATGAGTAGAATGGAACAATGAAACCGAAAGGAAGTAAAAAGGTACAACAAAAAGAAAAGAGTAAAAGTAAAACGGACCACTGAACGTGAAATGAAGCGAAAGATATAATAAAGGAGTGTTAAACAATGAGTGATAATATACTTATCAAAAATAAGGTCAAAAAGGCATTGATGATTCCACAGGATGAAAACTATGCCGACGATGAAATTGAACTACACATAAAATCCTGCCAAGAGTTGATTCGCTCAACTGGTGTCAGTGAAGATATCGCTTGTAGTGAAAATGGCATTGTGGAAGCTTTGGTATTAATTTACTGTAAGACTTTCTATGGCTTTACAAATGACGGAAGCGTAAAGGAACTGCCTCCAAGTTTTGACTTTCTGCTTCGGCAGTTAGTGCTGACGGTAAAGGAGTAAGCTCTTATGTTTCCTAACTCAGCTAACACCCACCTTACACTGCTAAGCATTACCTCAAGTGTCGATTCGCTTGGAAACAAAACAAACATTTTGAAAACAAAAAAAGATATCATTGGAAGCAAGCGATCAGTCACTCAAAGTGAGTACCAAACGAGCATCCACATGAATGTTAAATATGAATTAAAAGTTGTCATCCAATCCATCCTTTATGACCAATCAAAATTCGTGAAGATAAATAGTCAGCTATACAAAATTGAAAGAACCTATTTGAATGGACAATTCTTGGAATTGTACCTATCAAGTTCAGATATTGAGGTAGAAGATGTCGACGAATCTTGATAAACTAGGTATAAAAATTAGTGAACTAATAAAAGATTATGCTGATGATGTTAAGGATGGGATTGAAGAACGACTAGATCAAACTGCCAAAGAAATATTAGAATATATAAAAAGTAACTGTCCTAGAAGTGAAACTGGTAATCTGCACTTAGCGGACAGTTTTATTCTTACAACTATTGGGAGTGGTGCAACAAAAACAATTTATATATCATCAAGTACTAAAGGACGCTTGGTTCATTTGGTTGAACTTGGATTCAAACACATAAGCGGTAGGTTTGTAGAGGCAAGACCTTTTATGAGACCTGCTTATGAGTCGTTTACTCCTAGCATGCTTGAGGATATTAAAAAAATAATTAGAAACGGAGGAAAGTAAATGAACTTAAACGAGCTTTTCTCCATTTTAAATTCAGTATTACCTGATAAAGTTTTCTATGGAACAAACGTTTATGATAATGATGATAATGCAAGCATGCCTTTTATTGTTTATCAAGAGGTAACTAAAAGACCAAGAGGATATGAAGATAATCATCCGACATGGTATAGGTCATTGGTTCAAATCACCTTAGTCACCAAAAAGAAGGATTTAACTTTAGAAGGTTTGTTAGAAAAAGCAATGCTAGATAATGGTCTAGTGTTTTCTTTGATAAGCGAGAATCGGAATGCCGATAAGTCGCTAAATAGAGTTTATGAAATATATATGGAGGAAATATAAATGCCAAATAACAAAGTTACATTCGGTCTTACTAACGTCCATTACTCAAAGGCAACCCAGGGTATTGATGGAACTTGGACTTTTACTACACCGGTACGTTTATATGGTGCTCAAGAGATTACAAGTGATATCGTTGGTGGAAGTACATCGGTTTATGCTGATGATGCTGTTATTGCAACGTTAGTGCAAAATGCAGGTCGTACTATTTCTCTTAAGATGACTGAGATTAGCGATGAATTTAAAGTCGATATTCTTGGCTATAAGAAACTTACAAATGGTAATCTAGTAGAAATCACTAATGCAGAAGTTGTTACATTTGCTCTTGGATGTGAATTCCAAGGTGATGCAAAAGCACGTAGGGTGTGGTTTTATTTATGTAATGTCACCCCTATTAATGAAGCAAGTAAATCAAAAGCGGATAGTGTAGAAGCTAATGCCATCACGCTAAATATTACTGCTCGTCCAATTGAGATCAATAGCAAGTATTCAACAACACACGTCACATCTTGCTATGGTGACTCTAACTATGCTACATTCTTAACTTCAATACCAGAGCTTCCTGTAATTGAGGCTGAGTAATAATGGAAAGAACTATTAATTTGGGAGGAAAGGAGTACAAGCTTCGTTCCTCCTTATTTACTATTATCAGTTATCGTAGTGTGTTCGGTACTGAACTATTCACAGATGTTAAGAAACTTGATGGACTAAAAGCCAAAAGCGAAGATGAAGTTTCAGTTTTGATAGATACAATCTTTAAGATTACGTATATTTTACATAAGCCATTTACTAATAAATCATATGATGAGTTTTTAAATGAATTTGATTTTACAATCATTAGTGAAATTACTGAGCTGGAAAATCTAGCAAAAGTTATAGGGGAACTTTTAGGATCAGTTAAAAAACCAATGTCCACACCCTAGTGAAGAGTCGGGGGAAAGCCACAACCCTACAGCCAATATAATCTTTAACCTGGCTCAACTTGGAATCCCACTAAGAGATGCTGAGCTTTTTGATGTTTCAACATATCTTGAAATACTAGATATTCAAACAAAGATGTTTAGTGGAGATAAACCTCCTAAACGGGCAACGCAAAAAGATATCGATTTATTTCTACTTTAGGAGGTGAGATGAAGTGGCTGAAACAGTAAAAGGACTAAACATAAAACTTGGACTTGATACTACTGAACTTGATTCAAAAATTAACGACTTAAATAAAGTTCTAAAAGAACAATCAAAAGATTTAAAAGCAATTAATAATGCCCTTAGGTATGATTCAACCAATGTTGAACTTTGGAAAAAGAAGCAAGCCACTTTAAATCAAACCTTAGAATCTACTAAGCAAAAGATAGAAGCTCAAAATGCAAGACTTGAGGAAGCCAAGAAAGCTGTTCAAATCGGTGCAATGAGTGAAGAAGAGTTCAATAGACTTAAAAGAGGTGTAATTTACACCGAAGCAGAAGTGAGTAAACTGAACAGTGAACTCGAAAAGACTAATAGTAATATTGAAGCATTAGGAAATGCAAAATGGGAAAATCTTGCTAAAGTTGGTGGCAATTTATCAAAATACGTAACTGCACCAATTGTTGGTTTGGGTACTGCACTTACAACACTTACTATTAAATCAATGAATGCTGCTGATACGATAGCTGATAATGCTTCAAAAGTGAATTTATCAGTGGAGGCCTATCAGGAATGGACTCACGCTTGTGGTATCTTAGCACTAGATACTGTTAAACTTCAAAAAGCCTTTATAAAGGTAAATGCTATACTAGGGGATATTGCTTCAGGGAATGGCGATAAGTATGCGGAAAAGTTAGCTTTAATTGGGCTAACTTATAAGGATTTAGAAGGTTTATCTACAGATGAAGCGTTTTTGAAAATAAGAGATGCTTTAGCAAGAGTTGGAGATGAAGCAACTCGTACTGCAGTCGCTAATCAGATATTTGGTGACCAATTGGGTAGTGAACTTACACAAGTAATCACTGCTACGAGTAGTCAAATATCTAACTTAAGAAAAGAAGCACATGAATTAGGAATCGTTACAAATGAACAAGCCAAAGTTGCAGGAACATTTACAGATGAACTTGCTAACTTAAAAAGATCACTTCAAAGTGTAGGTTATGCCATAGCTGTTCAGGTTGTGCCTTATATAAGTAGTGTTGTAGACATGATTCAAACTAGAGTTATACCAACAATTAAGCATTGGACAGAAGTATGGCAGAATCTAACAATACCCACTAAGACATTTATTATTTCTCTAGTTGGAGTTGCAGCTGCGATTGGTCCCATTCTAATTGTAATTGGAAAACTAGTTCCGATGATGAAGACCATGGTAACTACCTTCAAATCACTAAACTTAGCAAGTAAGATGTCGACGATAGGCTGGGGTGCATTAATTGCTATCTTAGCTGTATTTCTTCTTCAAAATGAAAAGTTTAGGGAATTACTTGGTGTAATTGTTAGTGCACTTGGTCGAGTATTAGAAGTTGTAATGGAATTAGTCAATAACATCATAAGTGCCATCATGCCAATTGTTGAAGCAGTGATTGATTTAATTGAAGAAATTATTGATACTTTAGTTTACCTTCTTAGCGAAATACTTGATCCACTTATTGCGATTATTGATTTGATTATTGGTATTGTGAAAAGTTTGATTCCTATAATTGAAAAGATAATAACACAGTTAGTAAATTTATTAATTCCTATTATAGAAGTATTAATGAATATTCTAAGACCTATAATTGATATTATTCAAATAATCATATACTTAGTAGTAAAAGTAATAGAATCAATAACTGGTTTAATTGACTCAGTTTTATCATCACTAATGGGTATCATATCAATCATCGGTAATATTTTAGGAGTGGTAATCGAACTGATCTCTTTTCTTGTTGAGGTATTAGGAACAATTCTAAAACCGATTTTAGAAATTATTATTGCTGTTTTAGAACCACTATTAGAAATTGTTGAGATAATAATTTCCGTCATTGCTACACTCATGAAATTACTAGAACCATTAATCAACATCCTATTGCAACCTTTATTCATAATGCTTAGTGCTATTTCAGGAATCATATCTGCTTTAGCACCTGCACTTATGTTAATTGCTAAAGTGATTCAAGCTGTCATTGTTCCAGTTCTTAATGTTGTATTCGAAATTCTTCAACCAATCCTAGATATTCTTAATTCGATTATAGATGCAATTAAATGGATTATAGATGGAGTTAGTGGTGTATTCTCTTGGGTTGGAGATGTCATTGGTGATATTGGCAGTTGGTTTTCTGATGCTTTTACCATCAAGGGAAGTAGTAGAACAACTACAAACAATAATACAAGTAACACTACTACAAACAACATAACGGTTAATACAACATCACCAACAGTGGATATAGATGCATTAAATCGAAAGTTAGGAGGTAGTTACTTATAATGAGACAGTTTTATTTGGTTGATGAAGTAGGGTCTACCTTCTATTTTGATTATCGTAACTCAACATTGATTACTGGAGTTGATGGCATTGGAATAGTCAGGGAGAACACATATCTTAATTTTAATGGAACGTATAAATTAGCAAAAAGAGAAAACCCAAAAAGTCAAATCATAGGAACTATTATTTTTTTGAAAGGTTATGCTGGATATACAAACTTTCTAAACTTTCTTAAAAAATGTAAAGGATCTTTAAGGCTTTTTTATAAAGCAGATAATTTGAAATATATTTATGTTGAAGTAGCAACCATTGGAAAAACGGAAATTTCATATGGTGTGCTTCAGTGCTCTATTGCATTTGATAAGCTATCTATGTGGCTTAACAAGGTAAGCCATACAATAAACGTGAATGAAGATGCTTTTAATAAGGTCTTTCCATTCACCTATCCTTATATATATTCAAGTTCTTATAATGGTGAAATCACTGTAATTAACAATGGTTGTGTTAAGGCACCTGTAAGAATTGAAATAATTGGCAAGACAATTCATCCTACTGTTGAAATCATGAAGGATGGGATAATAGTTTCCAAGTTGAAACTTTTAGTGGTTACAAATAACTCAACAGATACAATTGTTGTTAATGCAGAAGCTACTGAACAAGAAATGACCATGACGGTTAATGGTGTAACTTCTGATGTTTATCAATATCAAGACTTTAATTGCGACAATTTCTTGTATCTTGAAGTAGGTACATATAAAATTAAATTTAAACCAGGAGTTAGTGAATCATCAGTATGTAAGTTTCAATTCCTAGAAATGTATGAGGGTAATTAATGGAACTAGTATTTTTAAAACGATCTACTTTAGCAATTCTTGACCATGCACATGTGAGTGATGATTTTGAGCTAGTTATTGATTCGGTCATTTATCAAAAATCTAATTTTGTAGTCAATAGAACCGGAATAAAAGCAGTAGTAGGAGATATTGTCATTTTAAGAGGTACCTCTTATTTCTATATTGGAATTATTGAAGCAATAGAAGTAAAGGATGAGTTTCAAACGAAAATTGAAACCAATGATTTCACATCTATATTTGATTTAAAAGTTCCAGTGGGTTTTTATAACGGTGATGTAGGAAGTTATTTATTAAGTCTTATATCGAAAACTTTTAAAACAAATGATGATCCCCTACAAAACCTTAACTATTTAACGCTAAGTAAAAGTGCTTCAGTATATGGAACTATTTTTTATGAAGATAATGAACTAAAAAGTATTACTGAAGTTAGTGAACTTTTAGCAAAAACATATGGTGTTAGATTTAATTATTCTTTAATTATAGATATTGATGGAAGAATTAGCGGAATAAATGTTGATATTGCATCAGTTACTAGTGGATTAAAGATAAAATCTAATCTTCCTTGTATTACAAGCCTAGAGATAACAGAATCCAAAAGTCAAGTAACGAATAAAGTTATCTTTTATCCAAAAAGCGATAACCTTACTTATACCTCTATTGTAGGTTATTATCTATTAACTAATGGAACCATTACAAATAATAAAAGTAATGTAGATAGATTTCCTTATGTGAAAAGCACAAGTGCATTCTACTCCGATAATGAATATTCAACACTTCTGACAAAAGCCCAAAGTGAACTATTAAAGAGCAATTTGGAGCATAGTATTGAGTTCAAAGTAAATATGGATAATTCAATCATTATTCCATTTAAAAATCTAAAGGTTGGTGATTTCGTAGAATTTGTTACTGATTCAAAGACCTATGACACTATGGTTACACAATTATCTTTTAAAGGTAACTTCTATGAATGCTCAGTCGTATTAGGTGAGTATCGAGTGAAATTAACCGATAAAATAAAACTTCTTGAAAGAAAATAGGAGGAATTAATATGGCAGTAGTAAAAATTACATTTGAAGGTAGTAGTGTTTCTGCTTCACAAGATGCGGTTTTAAACCATTTTCTATGTGGAGGGATTCCAGCAGGAATTCTTGAAGGAATAGGAAACGAACTATCATATTCAGTTTCCAATAATTACATCACGTTCCAAGATGGTTATGTGCAAGTCTATGGAAGAAGAATATATGTTGAATCAGGAAGCCAAGTTTATATATCTCTTGATTCAGTTAAATATGGTTACGTTATCCTAGATGTTAATTTAGCGACAAATAACGTAGCCTTAACAAAAGTAGAGGGGAGCTCAACATACCCAACCCTTATACAAAATAATTTGATTACAGATGGAACGAGATATCAATTTCCAATAGCAAAATATTCAAAAAGTACATCATCAATCACTCTTCAATCATTTGTTAGAACAATGATACCTACTTCTTTGTCGCAAGCTGATTTAAGTTATAACCGTGCTATTGATTATGTTCAAGATAAATACAAATTAAAAAGCATCGTAGTGCCAACAAGTCAAAGTGGTTCAACATACAAATGGGATTTATCATCTTATACAGTTAGCAAATGTATGGTTTTTGTTAATATTGACGACAACGTTGTTTTGTCGATTCCTGGATCATTTATTACTGGACACTCCATTTTCTCATTTCATTATCGTATGTTTGGAAGTGATTATAATTTAATCGGTGAATGGTTAGTTGGTAATGTATTATTATTAAATACCAATTCAACAAGTATAAAGATTAAGTCTATTGTGATTATTCAGCTAGGAGTATAATTTAATGAAAGAAATAGAGAGATTATTTAAATCTAAAGTGCTTTGTATGTTCCTTGGGGGGTCAACCGCTTACGGACTTCAAAGTTATAATAGCGATAGAGATATTATGGTAATAGTTGATGATGATAAACCATTAAGACATTTACCTTTATATAATGAAGAAGCGAGTACCAAAACCGAATACTTTATAATGGGAAGAGGATACTTTAGAAGAGTTCATGCTTTTGATGAAGACACCAATGATTTCATTGTTGCCCATGCAGATAATATCCTTGGTATAAATTTACCAGGTAATCTTATTTATCTTGATGAAAGTTATGAAGAAGAATTTAATCAAATTATTAACGAAGATTGGATTCTTAAATTGCCTAAATTTCTGCATCGATTTGTTAACTTTTATAGATTAACCGTTTCACCCAATGCTCCTAATTATAAAAAGCATTATCATGTATATCGAATAAGAGCCATGTTAGATAATCTAGATAAAACAGGCTCTTTTAATTTGAACTATGCTGAGCCTTATAAATCAATGATAACCGTGTTCAAAGAACATAATAAAGTCTTGCCTAGTAAGCAAACAGAAATAGGTAAGATTTTAGATTACATAGAAAATTATGCAAATACGCTGGAGGAAAAATAAATGGATGCATTAACAATAGTTTTATCAATCATAAGTGTATTAGGAACAATATCATCAATATTATTTGCTTATCTGGCTTTCAAAAGAAGTAATGAGGCAGAAGATAAAAATGAAGGTAAAAGTCAGGGAGTGCTGATTAGTGACATTGGCTACATCAAATCAAGTATTGATAGAATGGAGCGATCTTTAGAAAAGGTAGAGGATAGATATCATGAACTTCTTAATCGACTTGTAAAGGTTGAACAATCAAATGCATCTGCTCATAAACGAATTGACGAAATGATAACAAACTCAAATGGAGGAAAGAAAGAATGAACGAAGTCTTATTAAATATCATTAGTGTAATTGTGACCACAGTAATTGTTCCATTAGTTACTTGGAGTGGTGCTGAACTAATTAAACTCATCCAAGCAAAAACAAAGACAGTTAAGGATAGCGAATATTTAAGCGTAGCTACTAACGTAGTAACAAATGCAGTAAAAACTGTATTTCAAACTTATGTTGAATCATTAAAGAAAAGTGGAACATTCACTAAAGAAGCTCAAGCTGAAGCATTGAAACAAGCTAAGGAAACCGTACTTTGCCAATTAAGTGAAGATGTAAAAGCCTATATAACTGCCAATTTTGGAGACTTCAATACATGGTTAACAACCCAAATTGAATCAACAATTAATACTTTAAAGAATTTATAAATTTACCCTCATTCTTGAACTAGCAGGAATGAGGGCTTTTCTTTTGCCTAAATCTCAAAACGTGGGGCAATTTCAGGTGATATGTTCGCTTTTTCTTCTCTACTTGAAAAACAAATCGTTAGTTATTAATAAACCGGTGTAAGCCAAATTTGAGAAATTTTTTAATTAAAGGTACTCAAAACCTAAGAAACTGTCCTATTACTCTTGAAGGAAAAAAGTCCATTAGGAGGTTTAAAGATGACTGAGAATGATAAAACAAAAATAATTGAACTAAGAAAAAAAGGATATGGCTATGGTCAAATCAGCCTGGAACTTAATATACCTAGAAGTTCAATTAGTACGTTTTGTAAAAGGAATGATATCGATGTTGGAAGTATTGATAGATATGTCTTCTGCAGGAACTGTGAAAAAGTAATAAAACTTGAAAGCAAAAAGAAACCTAGGATGTTTTGTTCTGATGAATGTCGAGTTAATTGGTGGAATGCTCACCAAAGCAAAGTAAATAAAAAAGCAATTTATGAATTTGATTGTCCTGCATGCGGTAAACATTTCACAACCTATGGAAATGCAAAACAAAAGTATTGTTCTCATGCTTGTTATATTATAACTCGCTACAAGAGAGGAAATGGAAAAAATGAATAAAGAGCATAGAATAAATGTCGAGAACTATTATGCAAGTTTAATGCAATTAAAAAGGATGCTTGCTTTAAACATAATTAGCAATGATGATTTCATTAGGTGTGATGGCATTATAGCAGATAAGTATTGTATCAAAATAAGTAGTATTTATCGTTCAAATAACTTGATACATTCATCCTTTAGAGGTAATATCGTACACAGCAAGGAGGATAAACAATGAAAAGAACAGTTAACTTTATACCAATAAAACCACAGTTAGAAAAGAAAACGAAGGTAGCTGCTTATGCAAGAGTATCAAGTGGAAAAGATGCGATGCTTCATTCATTATCTGCTCAGGTGAGTTATTACAGTAAATTAATCCAAAGCAATAATGATTGGCTCTATGTTGGCGTTTATGTAGATGAAGCAGTCACAGGAACGCTTGATACTCGTGAAGAGTTCCAAAGGATGCTTGAAGATGCTAAAGCTGGAAAGATTGATGCAATCATTACTAAATCAATATCTAGGTTTGCAAGAAATACAGTGACACTCCTAACGTCAATTCGTGAGCTAAAGCAAATAGGTGTTGATGTATATTTTGAAGAGCAGAACATTCACACGTTAAGTGGCGATGGAGAGTTGATGCTATCAATCCTGGCTTCCTATGCTCAAGAAGAAAGTAGATCGGTGAGTGAGAATATGAAATGGAGAATCAAGAAAAACTTTGAAGAAGGGAAACCTTGGAACTATATCATTTATGGATACACTTGTGAAAATGGTAAGTTTGAAATTGTACCAAATGAAGCAAAAGTAGTTAGACTTATTTATGATTATTTCTTAGCAGGGATGGGGGTTGGATCAATAACTAGGAGAATTAACGATGAAGGATATCTTACAAGGAAAGATAAAAGTTGGAGTAAGTCATCAGTTAGATACATTCTCACAAATTACAATTACACTGGAAATTTAATTCTTCAAAAGACTTATAGAGAAAACCACATAAACAAAAAGACAAAGCTAAACGATGGAGAGTTACCAAAGTATCATGTAAAAGATTCACATGAAGGAATTGTAAGTGTTGAAGAATTTAATCAAGTTCAAGAAGAACTTAAAAGACGAGATAGCCTAATTAACAAAAAAGTAAAACCGGGAAGACATCCTTTTACAAGTTTAATTTTATGCGATAAGTGTGGACGGAATTATAGAAGAAAAACAACTCCTTATAAGCATGTATGGTTATGTAGTGAATACCTAGAAAATGGAAAAGATGCATGTGCTGCAAAGCAAGTGCCTGAAGATATATTGATTGAAATAACCTGCGAGGTGCTTGGATTAAAAGAGTTTGATGAAGCTACTTTTAAAGAAAAGGTAACTAGCATAAGGGCTTGTGAAAACAACATCTTAGTATTTAGACTTGCTGATGAAACTGAAATAGTAAAGGAATGGAAAAACAAGTCCAGAAGTGAAAGCTGGACACCTGAGAAAAGAGAGCTTGCAAAACTTAGAGAACTAAATAGAAGAGGTGAAAACTAATGGCAAAAGTAACGGTTATACCATCAACAATAAATCCTCTTACACGTTTACCAAACAATGAACTTACTAAAAGAAAGGTAGCAGGTTATGCTCGTGTATCAACCGACTCAGATGAACAGTTCACAAGTTATGAAGCACAAGTAGATTATTATACTAAGTTTATTAAGTCAAAGCCAGAGTGGGAATTTGTTGATGTTTATACAGATGAAGGAATAAGTGGAACAAATACTAAGAAACGTGAAGGCTTCAAGAAAATGATTAGTGATGCTTTAGTTGGTAAAATAGATTTAATCGTTACAAAATCTGTATCAAGATTTGCACGAAACACTGTAGACAGTTTGGTGACAATCCGTAAACTAAAGGAAGCAGGAGTAGAGTGCTATTTTGAAAAAGAAAACATTTATACATTTGACGGTAAAGGGGAACTTCTAATAACGATTATGTCAAGTTTAGCTCAAGAAGAATCTAGGTCAATATCTGAAAACATTACTTGGGGGCAAAGAAAAAGATTCTCAGATGGTAAAGTCCATGTTGCTTATAAGAATTTCTTGGGTTATAAAAAGGGTGCTAATGGAAAACTAGAAATTATTGAGGAAGAAGCAAAAATAGTAAGGCAAATTTACAGTTTGTTTATTAAAGGTAAAACAGCAAGTTGGATAGCAAAACACTTAACGGAAAATGGCATTAAGACACCAGCTAGAAAAGACATATGGCAAAAGTCAACGGTTGACAGTATTCTTACAAATGAAAAGTATAAAGGAGACGCACTCCTTCAAAAGAAGTTTACTGTAGACTTTTTAGAAAAGAAGATGAAGAAGAACGAAGGCGAGATTCCACAATATTATGTTGAGAATAGCCATCCTGCAATTATTGATCCAGTTGAATGGGAACAAGTACAAGCCGAGTTTGCAAGGCGTGAAGCGTTGGGCAGAACCTATAGCTCTAAAAGTATCTTCTCATCAAAACTAGTGTGTGAAGATTGTGGCGGTTTCTATGGACAAAAGGTATGGCATTCCACAAGCAAGTATAGAAAAGTTATCTGGCAATGCAATAGGAAGTTTAAGAATAAGGAAGAAAAGTGTAAAACACCAACTCTAACAGCTGAAACCATACAAATGATGTTTTTGAATGCATACAATACTTTTATGGGGAATAGAGATCAGATTATAGAAGATTGTGAATTAATGAGAAAAGCATTAGTTGACTTAGAAAAGATTGATATCAAGATTGAAAAGCAAACTGAAGAAGTTGAGGTTATTGTAGAACGAGTAAAACATCTAGTAAGAGAAAATGCCTCAACACCTCAATCGCAGGATGAGTACATTAAAAAATACAATAGTCTAAGCAAAAGATATGAAGAAGAATATAAGAAACTCGAGAATCTACAAAAGGATAAGGAGTTAAGGATATCACAGGATAAAGCAATGGAAGTGTTTATTGAAAACTTAAAAAAACAACCACTTGTGGTTGAAGCATGGGATGAATCCTTATGGGCATTGATGATTGAAAAAGCAGTTGTGGGTAGGGATGGAAGCATTAAATTTATATTCTATAACGGAATGGAGATAAAGGAAGAAGCTTAAAAAGGCTTCTTTTTTAAATTGGATATTAATCTTATTGGAATTTTTAACAAAGCAAAAGTATTCTCACCCAAAAGTATTATTTTCGAACAATATATGATATAATTTTTGTAATGAAAGATAGATTTATTAAAAAGGTGAGAAATATGAACGAGAAAGATTACATGTTAATTAATTTTGGGGAGGAAAAGGCAACTTTAGATAAAGGTTTAATGATTAAAATAAAAAAAACTTATAGTGATGCAATTAAATATGCAAAAGAAAAGTCAAAAGGCACGAAATGTTGGTTATGCCATAAAGAGTGTACATCTTTTTGTAATTCGCACAGTATTCCAAGATTTATTCTTGAGAAGATTGCGGAAAGTGGCGATTTAGAAAATATCTTCACATCTGATAACTCTGAACTAGACAATTGGATGTCAAAATCAGGTATTAGAAATACATTAACTTTTAATCTAATATGTCGTGATTGTGATAGTAAATATTTTCAGGATATTGAAGATGATACTAAAATTTGTGATTTGTTTTCTGAAGAGCAACTAAATAAATTAACCATTAAAATACTTTTAAATTATTGGTACACAAAGCTTTTAGATGCAAACTTGGAAATTCCTAATCCAAAAACAAAAGAAGATATAAATTTAAACGCAATGTTTAGTTTTCAGAAAGAAATGGCTTTATATGATATTTTTGAATGCACTGAAGAATTAAACGAACATTTAGATGCTGCTAACAAAAAAACCACAATAAAATACATTAAAATTATTGATATCATAATTGATAAAGAGATAAATTTCGCATGCAATTGCGAGTATATTCCTTTGTTTGATATTTATGGTAATGAGGTTATCAACGATTTGACCAATTCTAAGAAAAAGGGTAGTAGGTTTGGATTCATTTATATAGTTGCATATCCAATAAATAAAAGTAAATCTCATGTGGCCATGTTTTACCGCAGAAAGTATAGTCAATATGATAAAATAAGAAAACAATTTGAAAATATTGAAACTATAGATGATCAATTAAAAACTATAAGTAATATCTTGCTAATGCATAATGATAAATTTGTACTAAAGCCAAGAATCTTGGAAAAGAAAAGTAATTATATTGATATAATAACTTATGGAACCTTTGGTTTAGGTACTAGTTTAGAATATAAGAATACTTTAGAGAAAATAAAAAAAGAAAATATAAACTTATTTGAGTTATAAATATTTATTAAAAAGTAGGTGTACGCAAGCCATTTTAGGTGTACGCAAAAAATACTACCAAAAATGGCAGGTGTACGCAAAACATCAATAAAAGTACTAGGTGTACGCAAAATCTTTAAAATTCTAGAGGTGTACGCATTGTATTAAAATTGGTGTTTTCTTTCATTTGTTTATTTAATGTTACTAATAATAAGTAGCATTTTTATTAATCAAAATAAAAAGCTAGTTTTATTGACTAGCTTTTTTTGCAGCATCTGGCAGATTTACAACAACTTTACCATAATTAGAAAATTTCCAAATGGCATTTATTGCACCACTACCATCATCTAAAGTAGTTTGGCCTTGACCAGTTACATTATTTTTTTCAATTGTTAGATAGAAATAAGCATATTTTTCTGGGTTGGTAAATGTTGCATTCAACATATATTGATTTTTTTTCATATATTCCGAATAATTTTTTATATTAGTCCATTCTTCTGGCAGAGTTCCTGGAAGACGATCTTCATTAGAGATTTGTTTAGTCCATGTTTGTTTTACTTCATTATATGTATAGCTGAAAATGCTTCTATTTTCTTTTGCTACATAAGTAATTTGGCTAAAAGTTTTTAGACCTTCACTATCATAAACATCATAAGTAAGTTTAGCTTTATCAACATCAAGTTCAACTGTATAAGTTATTTTGCTTTTATCTTGACGAATAAAAGAAGTGGCTAGTTGATAGTTTTGTTTGTCAAGTAATGTGAAGAAATCTTCTAAAGAATTAATCTTTTCCTTACAAGAAGTTAAAAGTGGCAATAATAATATTAATATAAATAGTATAATAGCTTTTCTCATTTTTTTCCTCCTTTATAGTTTATATTATACAATATTTCACTTATTTTTTCAAGATGATATCATTAAGCTAAATATGTTTAAAGCAAATTGTAAGCATTTTATTATGATATTGCATTTTATAGGTGAATATTATATAATATAAATAGAGTAGGA